AGCTTAATCGCTGCTCTGGCAATACCGAGAGGGCACCTTCGGGTGCCCTTTTTATTGGCTGGACACTCTGGCGTAACACTGATATAAAGACGCAACCCCGGAACACTTTGGGTGGCAGACGGCCCGGGCCGACTTCATGCAGACTGCCCCTCACAACTCGCATGAGAGGAATCTACGATGAGTGGTACGCACTATTCCGGCCCCCTGCTGTATTCTGGCGCCAACAAAACCGACTATTTCGCAGGCATGGCCGATCTCCCCGTGAGCTTCAACCTGTCTACGTTCTCGCTCTTGGATGATTTTGTCGGTGTTGCCATCGACACCACTAACAGCTGGACCGTGGTCAAAGACTCGGGTGCCGCTGTCGCCATCGTGGCAGACACGGTAGGCGGCGAAGTTGCGCTGACCTCCACGGCTACCACGGACGACGACGGCGCCTCGATTCAGGGCAACGAAATCTTTTCGGTAGACGCTGACAAGGTCCTGTACTTCCAGACCCGGTTGAAGTGCAACGACGCTGACCAGACCGACATCTGTGTCGGCCTGACTGTCAACTTCGCCACCAACCCGGAAGCCATGTTGACCGCTGCCGACCGCATCGTGTTTCAGGTAAACGACGGCAACGCCTCTATCCTGTGCAAGACCGAAAAGGACGGCACTGAGACTTCCACGGATTCTTTGGTGGATCTGGAAGACAACACCTATGTGGTGCTTGGATTTGCGGCCACCGGAACGGGAAGCGTTCAGTTCTTCATCAACGGCAAGCTGGTCGCAACGCACCTGACCGACATCCCGGATGATGAAAATCTGGCACTGGCCGCAATGAGTGTTTCGGGCAGCGCCACGGGCACCCGTGCCACTACCCTTGACTACATCTTCGGCGCGCAGACCCGATAGGGGGAGCCATGAGCTTCAGTAATATCCAATCGGTGACCAAGACGGCAGATGCGTCTGCTGTGGTTGGGCGCACTCGGGTGGTGGGGGTGTACTTCACCTGCACCAACACGGCAGCGTCTTTCGTCTTGAAAGACGGCACCACGTCAGCAGGCACAGGCAAGATGACAGTTACGACTCCGGCAGCCGCCGGTGCGTACGACATCATCATCCCAGACATGGGCATCCTGTTTGAAGACGGGGTGTTCATTGATGTCAGCAGTGTTGAAGTAACCAGTGTGACCCTGCTGTTTGAAGGCGGAGCGGCTGCCTAATGGCAACCAAAAGCAAGGGCATGGGCATCAAGACCTCGGTCAAGAGCGGTAATTTCCGCCCGACCAAGTCTGGGGCAGGCATGACGGAGAAGGGCGTGGCGGCGTACCGCAAGGCCAACCCCGGAAGCAAGCTCAAGACAGCGGTGACTGAAGACAACCCATCCCCTGCTCGCGCCAAGCGCCGCAAGTCATTCTGCGCGCGCTCTGCTGGTCAGATGCGTGATTTCCCAGAAGCAGCAAAAGACCCCAACAGCAGGCTTCGGCAGGCGCGGCGCAGGTGGAAATGTTGATGAAGAAGGCCGCTCCCCAAAAGTCCAAGGTCAACGCGGCAGGCAACTACACGAAGCCTGCGCTTCGGGAGCGCCTCTTCAACCAGATCAAGGGGCAAGCTGTTCAAGGCACCCGCGCAGGACAGTGGAGCGCCCGTAAGGCACAGCTGCTGGCCAAGAAGTACAAGGAAGCCGGAGGAGGCTACCGAGACTGATGAAGAAGACGCAGCAGTCATTGAAGCAATGGACTGACCAAAAGTGGCGCACCAAGTCTGGAAAGCCATCGAGCAAGACCGGGGAGCGGTACCTTCCGGAGGCCGCCATCAATGCCCTGACCCCGGCGGAATATGCAGCCACTTCTCGCAAGAAGCGGGAAGACACCAGCAAGGGAAAGCAGTTTTCGAAGCAGCCTAAAAAGATCGCAAGTAAAGTGCGTAGCTACAGGAGCAAGTCATGAAGAACAAGATGAAGATGGTCGAGAAGAATGGCAAGAAGGTTCCTGCTTTCGCTGCTGACGGCGTAGGCAAGATGAAGAAGGGCGGCATGGCCTCGGACGACATGGGCCGTGCCGTGAAGCGTAAAACTGCGGACGTTAAGGGCCGCGCTATGAAGACAAGAGGTAAGTAAAATGGCTGGACGTGGAATGGGTGCCGCTACCAAAGGCGGCGGTTGCGTTGAAAGTGGCCCGAAAAACCGCATGGTTTCCGAAACCAGCCGAAAGACAGGCCCTGTCATGATGAAGAAGGGTGGCATGGCCATCAATCAGCACAAGAAGATGGCGATGGGCATGATGGGCGGCGGCATGGCCAAGAAGTACCGCAAAGGCGGCATGGCGTGTGACTGATGGCAACTTCAGGAACGACGGACTTCAATCTCAACATAGATGATCTTGTTGAGGAATCGTTTGAGCGGTGTGGCATGAGGATGACCTCTGGCTACCAGCTCACCTCTGCCCGTCGTTCCTTGAATTTGCTGTTTCTTGACTGGGCCAACAGGGGCTTAAACCTCTGGACCATCGAGGAAGCCACGTATGCGCTGGTGCAGGGCAGCCGTGAGCTGACGCTGCCGACGGACACGGTCAACGTCTTGTCTGCGGTTATTCGATTGACGCAACAAGGCCAGCAGACAGACATCACCGTGGACCGCATAAGCCGCGAGGATTATTTGGAGCTCCCTGACAAGCTGACGCAGGCCCGTCCGGCGCAGTACTACGTTCAGCGGGCCAACCCCACAAAAGTGTTCTTGTACCCTGCTGCCGATCAGCCTTATACGTTCGTCTACTACAGGATTCGTCGAATTCAAGATGCCGGTGGTTACACCAACACGGCGGATGTCAACTTCCGGTTTTTGCCGTGCCTTGTGTCGGGGTTGGCATATATGCTTTCCTTGAAGTTTGCACCAGAGCGAACCGCGGGCCTCAAGCAGTTGTACGAAGAAGATTTCCAGCGTGCCGCACTAGAGGACAGGGACACCGCAAGCATTCATCTTGTTCCAGACTTCGGGGGGTGAGATGGCATTTGCAACAGGCAAGTTCTCCTTCGGCCTTTGTGACTACTGTGGCCAGCGCTACCCCTATCAAGTTCTGCGCAAGAACTGGCGTGGCTTCATGGTGTGTCCTGAAGACTACGAGCCGAAAGAGCCCCAGCTGGATCCCTTGAACTACCGCGGTGACGCGATAGCCCTAAGAGATCCCAGACCTGATAGAATTGAACCCGTGGTAGTGTACTTGGGAGTCCCTGCTGACTCTGCATTCCAGAGCATCGGCAGCGCCACCAATACCGTGAACATGAGGCCATTCCCGCAGCAGAATGCTGTTCTGGGAGTGGGTCAAGTAGGCCGTGTGACCATAGTGATAACCTGATGACATACGACGAGCTGGTTACAAATATTCGGAACTACACCGAGGTCGACAGCAACGTGTTCACCAACGCGGTGATCAACACGTTCATCACCATGGCCGAGAACCGGATCCTGCGGGACATTGATCTGGACGTGTTCAAAAAAGAATCCACGGGCACGATGACCAGTGGCAACAAGTTCCTGAGCGCCCCGAGTGACATCTTGACTCATCGGTACATGATGATCACGAACTCTGGGGATCAGATATTCTTGGACTTCCGAGACACGTCGTTCATGAAGGAGTACTGGGCAGACGGCTCTGAGACAGGCGTGCCGAAGTACTACTCGGTCTGGGACCAGAATACCTTCTACGTGGCGCCGACGCCGAACAGCAATTACTCAGTGGAGCTGGGCTACATCTATCGGCCGGCGCAGCTGTCCTCGACCAATCCGACCACGTGGATCAGCAACAATGCTCCCGAGGCCCTCCTGTATGCCTGCCTGATTCAGGCCTACAGCTACACGAAGGGCCCGACAGAGATGCTGAATTTCTTCACGGCAAGTTACCAGCAAGCGATTCAGGGTCTGGGTATCGAGCAGCAGGGTCGCCGTCGCCGTGACGAGTACCGTGACGGCATGATTCGCCTGCCTGTAAAATCAGAATCACCGGGGCCATAAAACATGATCAGTACTATTGGCGGTGCGGAGCTGGGGGAAGTAAAAGCCATGTTGGTCTCTGGCCGTGGTTTTACCCCGGAAGAAGTGGCCGAGCAGGCGCTTAACAAGATCATCTCAGTTGGCGGTAACAGTCACCCTGTCATCCGTGATCAGGCTGAGGCGTTCAAAAATGAAATACGTGGGGTGCTAGTTCACTACATGCGACAGGCCGTGAGGTCTAACCACACTACGTTGGCAAACCGTTTCCGCGCCGCTGGGCACCCGGAACTTGTGAAATTACTGGAGAGTTAACATGGCTATTACCGTCACTACCGCAATGCCCACCAGCTTCAAAGTTGAGTTGCTCAAGGGTTTGCACGACTTTACGGCGTCTACTGGCGATACATTTAAGATCGCTTTGCTGAAATCTGCTTCTGCAGGTAGCGGCACTTATGGCGCTGCGAGCACCAACTATTCCAACATCACCGGCAACAGCGACGAGGCCAGCGGCACCGGCTACACGGCTGGTGGTAACACGCTTACCAACGTCACTCCGACTTCTGACGGCACCACTGCGATCACTGACTTTGCTGATACTACGTGGTCCAGCGCGTCGTTCACTACTTGTGGGGCGATGATCTATAACACCAACAACTCAAACTCTGCGTGTGCGGTGTTGAGCTTTGGTGGAGATCAGACTGTGAGTTCCGGTGACTTCCAGATTCAGTTCCCTGCAGCAGCTGCAGCTACGGCGATCATTCGTATTGCGTGAGGTAAGTTATGGCGCTGGTTCTTAAAGACAGAGTAAAAGAGACCTCGACTACGGCGGGTACAGGCACGCTTACGCTGGCCGGAGCCGTAGCGGGGTATCAGTCTTTTTCCGTAATCGGCGACAGTAACACTACCTATTATGCAATTGTTGATGGGACGGCCAATACGTGGGAAATAGGTATTGGTACCTATACGGCTAGCGGTACGACCCTTTCTAGGGATACGGTCCTTGAGTCTAGTAGCGGTGGAAGTGCGGTTTCTTTTTCCTCTAACTCCAAAGATGTTTTTGTAACTTATCCGGCGGAACGCGCTGTCGCTACTGACGCCACGCAAACTCTTTCGGGTAAAACAATTACAAACCTAGTGTTTGACGGTAATTACACTGAAGACGTATTTACTATTTCTGACGGTGCTTCGGTTGATTTAAATCCAGCTAACGGAACTATCCAATTATGGACGTTGGGGGCAAACCGATCACCTACGGCATCTTCGTTTGCTTCTGGGCAATCCATGTCATTGATGATTGACGATGGTAGTGCGTACACCATTACATGGCCTAGCGTAACTTGGAAGACAGACGGGGGAGTCGCCCCCACTTTACAAACTACAGGGTATACGATAGTCCAACTTTGGAAAGTAAGCACCACGCTTTACGGCGCTAGGGTCGGTGATGCGTAATGCTTACCGGGAAACTACTTAGCGTTACGCAGCAGCCAGCTACTTGGAGTTTAGCTTCCTACTCAGATTTATATGTACAGCAGTTTTCTGTTACTTCGCAAGAGGGTATTCCCCAAGGGTTATTTTTTAAGCCTGACGGTACAAAAATGTACATAGTAGGAAGTGGGGGGGACGAAGTTAATGAGTACACTCTTTCTTCTGCGTGGGATATACAGACAGCTAGTTTCGTTCAATTATTTTCAGTAGCTTCACAAGATACTATTCCGCAAGGATTGTTTTTTACATCCGATGGGTTGGGTATGTATGTGGTCGGGCAAACTAACGACAATGTGTACCAGTATTCTCTAGGTACCGCATGGAATATAAGTACTGCAAGTTATGTAAGAAGTTTTTCTGTAGCAACACAAGACACTACCCCGACTGACGTTTTCTTCAAACCCGACGGTACAAAGATGTATGTTTTGGGGAACTCAGGGAACGACGTTAATGAGTACACATTATCTACCGCATGGGATATAAGCACAGCTAGTTACGTGCAAGTGTTTTCGGTATCTGCGCAAGATACCAATCCGGAGGGGTTGTTTTTTACTTCTGATGGGCTAGGGATGTATGTAGTTGGTTCGATTAACCTTAGTGTGTATCAGTACTCTCTGGGTACCGCATGGAATATAAGTACGGCCAGTTATATCAGGACTCTTTCTATAGCTTCAGCTGAAGGGTCGCCTAGCGGACTTTCGTTTTCTACTGACGGTACTCAGTTATATGTAGTGGGAACTGAGTTTGATACCGTATCTAGGTTTTTGCTTACCACTGCGTGGAACATAGGTTCAGCCAAAGTTCCTACCTCAATGTCTACTGGTTCGCAGTCCAGTGGGGGGCGAGCAATTTCGTTCAAGCCAGATGGAACAGTTTTGTATCGCGTGGCAACCAGCAATGACGCAGTGTACGAATACAGCCTATCAACACCGTGGGATATAACTACGTCTACCTATGTACGTAGTGTTTCTGTGGCTTCACAGGATACTGTCCCCACCGGGTTGTTTTTCAAGCCGGACGGACTAAAGATGTACATGGTGGGGCAAACAAATGACACTGTACGGGAATACACATTAGCTACTGCATGGGATGTAAGCACTGCTACGTACAGCCAAGGTTTTTCTGTGGCAACACAAGAGGGCGCACCAACTGCGCTTCAGTTCAAAGCTGACGGCACAAAAATGTACGTTATGGGTTCTGTAGGAGATAATGTCAACGAATATAATCTCTCTACGGCGTGGGACATAAGTACAGCCAGTTATGTGCAAGTGTTTTCAGTGGCAACTCAGGAAACACTCCCGACTTCGCTGTTTTTTAAACCGGACGGCACCGTGATGTACGTTGGGGGGGGTACGCTTAAACTGTATCAATACGGACTCGCCACACCGTGGGATGTTAGTACAGCAAGTTATTCGGGTCAGAGTTTTGCGTTTGAGCCTTCTGGTCCTGCTTCAGCAGCGGGGATTGCGTTTAATGACATAGGGTCTAGGCTGTTTATAGCTGCGGCCACGTTGGTGTATCAATTTTCGCTGTAAGGGTTTTTATTATGTACGCAAAGCTATTGGCAGATGGGTCTATCAAAGCTCCTTACTACTTAGTTGATCTACAACGAGATTACCCCCACACTTCGTTCCCTTCGACTATTACCCAAGCCGTGCTAGATGAGTTTGGTGTAGCGGTAGTTTCAGAAACGCCGCCTCCCGAAGTAGATTTGGCAACAAGTCGGGCAACGTATACTGTAGTTCGTAACGAAGGTAAGTACCAACAGGTATGGGAGGTAACACACCTACCAGTGGAAACTGCCTCTCAGAATGTAAGAGAGCGGCGCGACGATAAATTACGAGCATCAGACTGGACGCAGATACCGGACGCTACCGTCAATCAAACTTCTTGGGCTTCGTATAGGCAGGCGTTGAGAGATGTTCCCCAGCAAGCGGGATTTCCTTTTTCTGTAGTGTGGCCCAACCCCCCAACAGGACTTTAAATGTTCGGGTTCAGTAGCTTTTCAGAGGTACCTTTTGCATCCCTACCTACCTCTGGGGGCGCTGTTACGGTCGCAGTTACTGGAGTTTCCGGTACCGGTGCGGCAGGCGATGTATCTATCCAAGTAACTGGAGCTGTTGTAGTTCCTTTGGGGGGATGGGGACGCGCCGGATGGGGAGAGCTTCCTTTTGGTACCGGCTCTGTTTCCGTTGCGGGACAGGGCCAAGTTGGCATTGTTACAACAGCCGTAAATCGTTCGATTGCCGTTACTGGGGTTGAAGGCACTGGTGCAGTTGGTAGTGTTACGTTTGACGTGACGTTTGCTGTCCAAGGAGTTTTTGGGACTGGCGCAGTATCTACTCCGCTACCTTTGATTGCGCTGACCCCTACAGGGGTTCAAGGCACTGGCGAGGTTGGTGCTGCTTCTGTAGTAAACACTGCTACACCCGTCGGCGTAAGTGGACAAGGTGCAGTTGGTGACGTCACTGTTCGTGCAGGGCTCTTGGTTGAAGTCACTGGCGTTTCTGGTACTGGCGCTGTAGGGGACGTAGTTCTTTCGTTTGGTAAAACTATAGTTCCAGTAGGGGTATCCGGTACCGGAGAGGTCGGCACTCCAACGCTGTCTATAAACTCCAGCGTTGTTCCTGTAGGGGTAAGTGGACAAGGTGCAATAGGGGACGTAGCTCTCGTATACGACGCGTTTGTCCAAGTTACTGGGGTGCAAGGCACTGGGGCAGTAGACAACGTAAGCACAGGTATAGGTAAGACTGTAATACCTACAGGAGTTTTTTGTAGCGGGGCTGTTGGTACTGTATCATTTAAGATAAGCGATTTAGTAATCCCCGTAGGCGTGCAGGGTGTTGGTGCAGTAGGACAGGTTAGGATACGCGGGTGGACGGAAGTCAACGATGCGCAGAACGCGAATTGGATTGAAGTAAATGACGCTCAGACCCCGAACTGGGTCGAGGTAGACGTGGCGGCTTGAGGAATATTTTATGGCGACCTATGTGAACAACCTGCGATTGAAAGAGATCGCAACAGGCGACGAGTCCGGCACTTGGGGGACGAGCACCAACACCAACCTTGAGCTGATTGCCGATGCGTTTGGCTACAGCACCGAGCAGCTGGCCGCCAATGCGGACGAGACGTTCACCATGACCGACGGCACCGCCGACGGCGTGCGGGCCATGTACCTCAAGCTCACCTCCGCTGTGTCTTTGTCTGCTACGCGCACGGTGACTCTGGCCCCCAACACGGTCAGCAAGGTCTGGATCATCGAGAACGCCACCACAGGCGGTCAGTCGATTACGATCTCGCAAGGCTCAGGCAGCTCGGTAACCATCGCTACGGGCACAAAGGCGATGATAGTAACTGACGGTGCGGGCGGCGGCGCAGCAGTAACGCTGGCAAACCCCACGGTGAGCTTGGCTTCTGGTGTTACAGGCACACTACCTGTCGGCAACGGTGGTACAGGCGCAACCACGCTCACTGCCAACAACGTGATCCTCGGTAACGGCGGTTCTGCCGTTCAGTTTGTAGCACCCGGCACGAACGGTAACGTCCTGACATCAAATGGTACAACGTGGCAGTCAACAACCCCGGCAGCAGGGGTTACGCTTTCGGGTAATAACGCCTTCACCGGGGCAAATACGTTCTACAACGCCACAGGTCAGACCTTCGGCACCGCCACTTCAACGCAGGACGGCATTATTCTTGCTGGGCGTGCAGGAGGTTCGTCCTCTTATCGTGTAACGATGACCCCAACAACACTGACGGCATCGCGCACGCTGACGCTCCCTGATGCCACTGATACTATATCCGTCCTTGGCACTGCACAGACATTTACCGCAGCACAAACCTTTCGCGCAGCAAACGCAATCCGATCTGAAGCGGCCTCAACACAGGATGCCGTAGTAGTTGCTGGTCGAGCAGGTGGCACAAGCAGTTATGCAATCACATTGACTCCAGCCACGCTGTCCGCAAGTCGAACCCTGACACTGCCTGACCCCGGCAGTAATGAAACGCTGGGCTATCTGAACATTCCCCAAGTTTCGCAGTCAGCCGCCTATACGCTCGTTTTGACGGATGCTGGCAAGCAAATCTTCCACCCCTCTGCGGACACTACGGCAAGGACGTTCACGATTCCTGCCAACGGTTCCGTGGCCTTCCCTGTCGGCACAGCGGTCACGTTCATCAACCAGAACGGCGCGGGTGTGATTACGATTGCTATCACCACCGACACGATGCGTCTTGCAGGGGCTGGTACTACCGGATCACGCACACTTGCAGCGAATGGTGTAGCCACAGCGGTGAAGGTGACTTCGACGGAATGGATCATTTCTGGAGTGGGGTTGACTTGATATGAGCGGTATTCTTCAAGGGCTACTAGCCAGTTTTTCTGCTGGCGGCCCCGCACTTTATGCGTGGGGTAACAACACCTACGGTCAACTAGGAGTGATAGGTTATTTTTCCAGCCCTAAGCAAGTTGGAACCTTAACTACATGGTATCAAGTTTCTGCAGGCTCTCAGTTTACTTGCGCGGTCAAGTCTGACGGCACCATGTGGGCGTGGGGGAGAAGCGAATACGGCCAGCTAGGGTTGGGGAACACTACTAACTACTCCTCACCTAAGCAAATTGGTGCACTTACTACGTGGGCAAGAGTAAGTTGCGCCTTGGGAGGATGGCACGCAATTGCAATAAAAACAGACGGCACCATGTGGTCATGGGGTAGAAACGAATACGGACAACTTGGGACTGGAAACGTAACATATTATTCTAGCCCCGTACAAATTGGAGCGCTTACTACTTGGGCAAAAATAAGTTGTGGGGGTAATTTCTCAATCGCCATAAAAACTGACGGAACAGCATGGTCGTGGGGTCAAGGCAACTCCGGGCAGCGGGGGGATAACACCACCACAGTTACAAGGAACAGCCCTATCCAAATCGGAGCATTAACAAACTGGCAAGATATTTCGTGTGGGTATGACCACTCTATTGCGGTAAAAACAGACGGCACCATTTGGAGTTGGGGGTCTGGCAACTCAGGGGCGTTAGGGCTAGGAAACATAAACCAGTACGCAAGCCCTAAACAAATAGGCGCGTTGACTGCATGGGCTACCCCGAGTTCTGGAGGCATACACTCCATTGCAATAAAGACTGACGGCACCCTTTGGAGTTGGGGGCGAAACAACGAAGGGCAATTAGGTAGGGGCAACACGACAAACTACTCTAGCCCAGTGCAAGTAGGTGCGCTAACTACGTGGCAGAAGGCTGCTTGCGGGGTGTTTTATACCACTGCTATTACATCCGGCAAGGCACTGTGGGTTTGGGGAGCCAACAACGCAGGCCAGCTTGGGTTAAATAACACCACCTACTACTCGAGCCCGAAGCAAGTTGGCGCTCTTACTACATGGCTTCAAACGGCTGCGGGGAGGTATTTTACAATGGGCGTATTAAACTCTTAGTAGGTTATATGAACAAAACCCTTCACTTTCTCTCAGGTATCCCCCGTTCCGGCTCAACTGTGCTGGCGGCGATACTTAACCAGAACCCACAGACGCACGTTTCCACTACGTCAGGGCTGGTTCACGCGCTGGACGGGCTGGCAACGACATGGCACCAAGCCGGGCTGTTGAACGAGAACGACAAGGACCGCACCAAGCTCGCTCAGACCATGCGCGGGATGATTGATGCGTTCTATGGAGAGACCGACAAGCCTGTGGTAATTGACAAGGGTCGTGGGTGGCCGATCCCGGTCATCATGCAAGCAATGGGGCAGGTGCTGGGGCACAAGCCCAAGATTATCGCCACTGTACGCTCTGTACCTGACTGCATGGCGTCCTTCGTGCGGGTAGCCAAGCCTGAGAGCCTAGAAGAGTTCATGTACTCCGGGCAGCTTGCGGATCACCTGAAAGCCGCCTATATCTCACTGCAGCAGGGCTACGAGTACGACCCCGAGTGCTTCCTGTTCGTGGAGTACGAAGACCTTCTTGCCGACGCCAAGGCGCAGCTGGATCGGATTCACACGTTCCTCGACCTGCCCGCGTTCGACTATGACTTCAGCAACATCGACGGCTCCTCGGTAAAAGAGGACGACGAGAACTTGCACGGCTACGAAGGCATGCACGACATCAAGCCCGTCCTGCAAAAACAGCACAGCGACAACCCCAAGGATTTATTGAAGCACCACTATTCAATGTTCTGCCAGCCTGAGTTCTGGCTTGATCGCCCGCGCACCGTCCCTGAGTTGCACGACCTTGATCTGCAACTTGCCGCCAGCCGCATGGGCGACTTTGCCGAGGGCTGGAGACTGTGCCAGAAACTAGAAGCCGACGAGCCTGACAACCACCGAGCTGCCTACAACCGGGGCTGGTACATGCTCCGTCAGGGCAAGCTGCAGAAAGGCTATCAGCTGATGGATCGTGGTCGCATCGTGGGAGTGTTTGGCAACAAGCGCCCTGATGTACCGACCGCGCCTTGGGATGGCAAGAGCAAGGGCATCGTTATGCTCTACCTCGAAGGCGGTCTTGGCGATCAGATACATCAAGTCAGGTACGCCAAAGCAATCGCAGATCGTGGGTGCAAAGTCATTGTGTCCTGCACTGGGCCTCTTGCATCCCTGTTCGTTGGTGTAGAGGGCGTCTCCGCTGTCATCCAGCACGAAGCCTCGTTCGGTATCTACCACGACTACTTTGTTCAGGGCATGAGCGCCGTAGTGCCTCTGGGCTTTGAACTGAACGACTTGAGTGGTAAGCCTTACCTGACCAAGCCCAAAGTAATCAGGGGCCGCAAGAAACGCATAGGGCTGCGCTGGCAGGGGCAGATGGCGTTCGAGAACGAGCACCAGAAGAAGTTTCCCTATGACCTGATGTTTGATGCCGTGAAGGACGCAGATGCGGAGTTCATTTCCCTGCAACGTGATGAGGGTGCAGACTTCTGCCCGTCATGGGTGAAGCAGGTTCCGCTGAATAGCTGGGAAGATACCCGCGCTGCTGCGGCATCGTGTGATTTGGTGATCTCTGCGTGTACTTCGGTGAGCCACTTGTCGGCTGCGATGGGCGTGGAGACGTGGGTCGTGACTCCGGTGATGCCGTACTTCCTGTACGCCCTTGAAGGAGAGACCTGCCCCTACTACGACACCATGAAGCTCATGCGGCAAGAAGTGTTCGGTGACTGGACGGCTCCGTTTGAGCGCATTAAAGAACGTCTTAGCGAGAAGCAAGTATTGAGGAGGGTAAAATGAGTAATTTATTTGTCAAAATAGCAAACAATGAAGTAACTCAGGTCTGGGACACGCAGCCGCCTGCCGGTGAGTCTGGCTGGAAGTCTGCCATTGAAGTTCGCCCTGTTCTGACCAGCCGTCAGCAGTACACTGAACACAGCTTTGATCTGACCAAAGACCCCGTAGAGATTGTCTGGGGCGTGCGTGAGATCAGCGTCGATGAGCGCAAGGGCCAGTATGCCTCACGCTACAAAACAGCCTTCCAGCAGGTTGTAAACGACGAGATGCGTAAAGAGGTAGACGAGTTCCCCACTACCCAGTACGACGCTGCCGTGGTTGACGCTGCCCGCGTAGAGTTTGAAACCAAGACAACTGCACTCGCTGCAATCACCACGCACGAAGAACTAGACGCGCTGTGAAAATACTAATCATGGGCCTGCCGGGTAGCGGTAAAACTACTCTTGCAAGAGTGCTGGCAGAGCGCCTGCGCTGTACCCATTTCAATGCCGACGACATTCGTGAGAACATCAACAAAGACCTTGGTTTTAGTCCTGAAGACAGAATTGAGCAGGCTCGCAGGATGGGGCATCTTTGTAACCTGTCCTCCCGCTGGGGCGAGGCGGTGATAGCAGATTTTGTCTGCCCGACAGAAGAAACTCGGGCGGCGTTTGATGCTGACTTCGTGGTCTGGATGGATACAATTTCCTCCAGCCGATACAAGGATACCAACTCAATCTTCGTTCCACCGAAGCGATACGATTACCGGATTATCAATTTCAGCAAGCCGACGGTTGACCACGCCAAGGAGATACACGCCAAGGCGTTCAAAAGCCGGTTAACAGTCGTAGAAATGCCAGTAGAGGTGATGACCCGTGAACATAGATGAGATCGCTTTACGTCAAATCGTCCGCGAGGAAATGAAGTCGGCTTTGAAAGAGGTCGGGCTGCACGATGATGACGCTGGGACGGATGTTCGTGACCTTCGCTCACTGATTACCGACTGGCGCGGCATTAAAAAAACTATCTGGCAGACCATTGCTAGGGCAGGGACTATTTTCGTTCTCGGCCTGCTTATGCTCGGTGGGTGGAACAAGATCAACGGCAATGGTGAGTAACCATGCTCGATCCTGTCTCGGCCATGGCGATTGCCACCTCGGCATACAATGTCCTTAAAAAAGGCATCGAGGTAGGCCGTGAGCTGGAGGACATGGGCGGGCAACTGGGAACGTGGTTCGGTGCGATTGCTGACGTAAAAGCCGCCGACGAAGAAGCTTCTGACCCACCTCTTTTTAAAAAGATGTTTGCTAGGTCTTCGGTTGAGCAGGAAGCGATTGAGAACCTGATGCGTCGCAAGAAAATTGAGCAGCAAGAGCGTGAGCTAAGAGAGATGATTGTTTACCGATTCGGGGTAGATGCGTATCGGGACATGATTAAAGACCGCAACAGTATTCGTGACGCCCGCAAAAGAGCAGTTGATGCTCGAGCAAGGAAAATCAAGAAACTGATATTGAACGCCGTCGCCATTGCGCTCATTGCGCTGATAGTGGCGATACCGATTGTGGCTGCAATAGTGATTATGAGGATGTAAGTATGATGACCCTACTTTCCACGCTGCTGGGCTTCGCTTCCGGCGGTCTGCCAAAGGTTCTCGACTTTTTCCAAGACCGTGGCGACAAGAAACACGAGCTGGCATTGATGGCTATGCAGCGTGAGCGCGAGATTGCTCTGGCGAAAGAGGGTTATATTGCACAGGCCAAAGTCGAAGAAATTAAGACCGAGCAGATTGCCATGCAGACACAAGCCCAAGAGAAGTTGGCGATGTGGAAGCACGACATGAAGATTGGCGAAGGGGCCAGCACTTGGGTGATCAACCTTCGCGCCAGTGTGAGACCCGTGGTCACATATCTGTTTGTTGGCCTTTTGATTACCGTTGATGTTGCGGGAATCTGGTACGCATATTCAACCGGAGTAGCGTTTGCAGATGCAATGAATCAGGTTTTTTCGGACGATGAGATGAGCATATTGGCCGCGATTATCGCGTTTTGGTTCGGGTCACAGGCTTTCTCCAAGAAATGAGCGATTTGATAAAAGCGTTTGAGGGGTGCCATAACACCCCCTATTTATGCCCAGCGAAACTTTGGACGGTAGGTTACGGCCATGTTCTTTACCCTGAGCAAGCAAGGCTTAAAGCCGACGAAAGAGCCTCTTATCCAGTCAAGCCTGAGCATAATAGGGTCTGGGATGCTGACGAAATTGATGCGCTTCTTGCGGAGGATTTACATCGCTTTGAGGCTGGGATATTACGATTATGTCCTGCTTCTGCTGATAATGACCGCCATTTTGCAGCGCTGGTCAGCTTTGCGTTCAATGTGGGGCTAGGAAATCTTCAGGCGTCAACTTTGCGGATGAGGTACAATCGCGGGGACTACTCTGGCGCGGCAGACGAGTTTCTCAAGTGGCGCAAGTCAAATGGCGTTGTTTTAAGAGGACTTGAAAGGCGCAGAGAAGCGGAACGGGCGCTGTTCTTATCCGAGGGTTAATCACCGATGGCCTATTTTCGCCTCAACATCAAGCCGGGCATCGACAAGCAAAACACTGAGTACGGTGCCGAGGGCGGCTACACGGACGGGGACAACATCCGTTTCCGTTACGGCCTGCCTGAGAAAATAGGCGGCTGGGAAGGCTTCGAGGGCCAAGATACCTACCTCGTGGGCATGCCCAGCGAGGTGTTTACGTGGACGAGCCTGTCTGGCATTCCCTACGTCATGGTGGGCACCACCAAAAAGCTCTACGTTTCCACGGGCAGCCTGTGGTTTGACATCACCCCACTGCGGGACACTACCACGGCAGGTGCAGTCACCTTTGCCGCGACCGACGGCTCGGCCACCATCATGGTGACCGACACGGGCCACGGGGCCGAGTTGGGCGATTTTGTTACCTTCAGTGGGGCAGTAGCGCTGGGCGGCAACATCACCGCTGCCATCCTGAACTCTGAGTACGAAATCACCTCCATTGTCAGCGCCAATGCGTACACCATCACGGCGCCTGTGGCGGCCAACGCCAGTGATTCAGGCAACGGCGGCGCCTCTGTGATCGGCGCTTACCAGATTTCCGTCGGATCTGATGTCAACTACTTCGACTTCGGCTGGGGCACCGGCACATGGGGCCAGAGCACATGGGGCACGCCACGTACCGCAGGCACCACCCCTGCACTGGAGTCCCGCGTCTGGCAGTTTGACAACTACGGCGAGGACGTGGTCTGCCAGCTGGTAGACGGCCCGGCGTATTACTGGGACCTGTCAGCAGGAACATCGGCCCGCGCAACGGTGCTCTCGGGCGCTCCGACCAAGAGCAAGTACGCGCTGGTCTCCACGCCTGACAGGCACCTTGTCTGCTTCGGCACGGAATCCGTCATTGGCACACCGTCCTCACAGGATCCGATGTTCGTGCGGTTCTCCAATCAGGAGGACATCACGCAGTTCGTCGAGAGCGCGACCAACACGGCCGGCGGTCAACGGCTCACGGACGGCAACCAGATCGTCACGGCAGTGCGCTCGCGCGGCCAGATCCTGATCTTCACCGACACCTCACTGCACGGCCAGCAGTTCCTTGGGCCGCCGTTCACCTTCGGCTTCCAGCAGCTGGGCGCCAACTGCGGCTGTATCGGGCCCCACGCGGCTGTGGATGTCAATGGCGTGACGTTCTGGATGGGCACCGAGGCCTTCTACGTGTTCGACGGTACCGTCAAGAAGCTCTCCTGTACGGTGCAGGACTACGTGTTCAAGGACCTCAATCAGGTGCAGAAGACCAAGGTTCATGTGGGTCTGAACAGCCAGTTCAACGAGGTGACGTGGTGGTACTGCTCGTTCACCAGCGACTACATCGACCGTTATGTGAGCTTCAATTACCTCGAAAACGTCTGGTCGATTGGCACCATGGCCCGCACGGCATGGGTGGATCTGAGCGCGTACCCCAAGCCGGTGGCCACGAAGTACTACCCGGAAGGAACGCAGAGCACGATCAGCACCATCTACGGACTGACTGCCGGTCGGGCGATTGTGTACCAGCAGGAGTCTGGCACGAACGACAACGGCGTATCGATGCCCAACTATCTGGTGTCCGGCTACTTTGACATCGGGGATGGCGACAACATGCTGTACATGAAGCGCTTCATTCCCGACTTCAAGAATCAGGTAGGCGACCTGACCATACGCCTGTTGTTGCGCCCCTATCCGCAGGCCACTGCCAGCCCGAGTTCCTTGGACCCGTATGTCATCACGCCGACCACTGAAAAGGTGGACACCCGCGCCCGTGGGCGACAGATATCCCTGCGCATTGAGAACGACGAGCTGAATTCGTTCTGGCGCTTCGGAACGCTGCGTGTCGATATCCAACCGGATGGTCTGCGATGAGCAAGATCAATAACGTCCGTCTGCCCAACGCCTCGGCGGCCTACAGCCCGGAGCAGTTCAACCAGCTGGTGCGCTCGCTGGAACAGGTGATTCTTCTGCTTAACAGCAGCTACGGCTCTGTGGTGGATCAGGACACTGCGGGGGCGCAGTCGTGGTTTGACGGCACCGTGGGCCGCGCAGGGCAGTCCGGCACGCAGGGAATCCTGTTGGCCTATGGCGCGTTTCAAGACGATACTGATCAGATTGCAGGGGCCACTACCGCTGCCTACGCAGTTCGGCTGAACACCACTGACTACACAAACGGCATCTACATAAGTGACCGTACGGCTGTTTTCACCGGCACGATCAACGACGGAACACCCCCCGGCGCGGGCACCGTGCTCAATGTAACGGCAGTCACCTCCGGCACGATTGAGCTTGGGATGCAGCTCACGGGCACTGGCGTGACCGCAGGCACGCGGATCACGGCCTACGGCACAGGCAGTGGTGGCACTGGTACGTACACGGTGAACACTTCGCAAGAGGTCGCCAGCACGACGATTACAGGCACGCTCCCGTCCAAGGTCACAGTGGACTACGCAGGCATCTATAACCTGCAGTTCAGCTTTCAGTTCGTTAACACCGACACGCAGATTCACGACACGGACGTGTGGTTTCGCAAGAACGGGACGAACATCGCGAGCAGCAACAGCCGGTTCTCTGTTCCGAACAGTCACGGCGGGGTGGATGGGCACTTGATCGCGGCGCTGAACTTTTTCTTGGACATGGACCCGGGGGACTTCATCGAGATCATGTGGCATACCGATGACATTCAGGTGTCCCTCCAACAGCTTCCGACGGCGGCTTCGCCCACGCGCCCTGCAACGCCTTCTGCAATTGTTACGATGCAATACGTGTCGTCATTGGTGTAAAACATGGCCAACAAATACCTACGCAAAAACATCATCCCCTCGGCCGCAACCGAGACCGACTTGTACGTGGTGCCTGCCGCAACCACAGGCGTCCTGCGGTCCCTACGGGTGACCAATGCCAACGCCACGCGAACCACGATCACTGTTTCCCAGTACGACTCTGGGAGCGCGACTGAGCATTTCCTGCTCAAGGCGTATGCGATACCCCCAAATACCACGTTTGACGTGTTTAATGGCGTGCCCTGTGTGCTGCTTGAGGGGGACGAATTGACTGTGGAGTCGCTTCTTTCGGACTGTCACTTCTATCTAAGCTATCTCGAAGTGGACAGGTCTTGATAAAGTCTTGATAATTACCGCAATCCATGCCCTGCGCATGCGGCCCTGTGAGGCCCTAAACTACACTTAGGAATCCTTCATGGCCGACCCTATGATGCCGGGTATGGGCGCTCCCGAAATGGCCCCCGTTGAACCTTCCATTGACCAGCTCGCTGCGTTTGAGCAGCTGCGTGAGCAGGTCTCTCCTACTGAGTTCAACAGCGAGATGCTGTCCGCTGCCGAGCAGGCCGATCCTGTTGCAGTGGCCGAGTTCAAGCGGGAATTGGCAGCATTGGAGGTGGCCCCCGAGGTCATCGACATGCTCAATGCCATGGTCGATGAGGTGCTTGCCAATCCGGGGGACTACCCGGCCATTCGCCAGAAATACATGGCCATGGGCGTTGACGAAGAGCTGCTGCCCGAGGTCTTCGATGCAGGCCTGTTCGCCGCGCTCAACATGGCGCTGGACGAGCTCCGTGGTCCGGGGACCATGGCTCCTCCGCAGGGCTTCGCCAGAGGCGGCATTGCCAGTCTGAAGCCGATGGCCCGCGAGATGGCGGCCGCCGGCCGCTACGGCGACACCATGCTCGCCCACATCAGTCCCGTTGAAGCCCAGATTCTGCGCCGCTACGGTGGCAGCGGCACAATCAACCCCCGGACAGGGGCTCCTGAGTTCTTCCTGAAGAAGATGTTCAAGTCCATTGGCAGGGCGGTGAAGAAATTCGCCAGCAGCACGGTGGGCAAGTTGGTCACGACCGTAGCACTGGGGTTCTTTCTTGGCCCGGCCGCAGCCGGCCTGATTGGCGCTACTGCCCCTGCGGCGGTCGCAGCCGTGTCCGGCTTTGTAGGCAGCGCAGGCTCGACCCTGCTTGCCGGCGGCAATGCCAAAGACGCTCTCAAGGCAGGTGCGATTGGAGGGCTGACCGCAGGTGCCACCACGGCCGTGTTCAAGGGCGCCGATGCGTTCAAGTCCGTGCCCAAGGCAGGCACTGCTGCTCCCGCCACAGCAGGCACTACTGAGGCGGCATTGCCAGCCCTTGAACAGCCTGTTGCCGCGACCACAGCCCCTGCGACCACAGCCCCTGCGACCACAGCCCCTGCAAATCTGACACGCTCACCACTGGACTTCACAGTGGACATGGGAACGCGGACCGCGGCCCCCGCTCCTCTGCCGGCACAGGCCGCAATGGCTATGGCTCCCGTCACACCCCCTGCGGGAACCGTGAACCTCGATGCGTTGGGAGGAAGAGTCCCTGCGTCAACGGCAGCCAACTACCTCGGGCAGCCTGCGCAGCAGGGGTTCACTGTAGGCGCCACGCCGGAACCCTCCTTGATGAGCCGCGCAATCAACGCCATTTCTCCGAAAGCGATTCTGGAGGCCAATCCGGATGCAGGGCTGCTGCGCCAGTATGGCCCGTTGGCGGCTACCGGCCTTGGGATCATGGCACTGACAGGGGGCTTTGAAGAGCAGCCTTCTGAAATACCTCCCGGTTTTGAAGGCATGGTAGGCGGTCAGGGAACCACTGGAGTCGAACTACTGGCGAAGTATCCCGAGCGCTATGGGATTTCCCTTGGCCCGGTTCAGACTATCTCCAGTGCCCCCTATACCTCTGCCAATCGGCTGTACAGCGCCGGCGCCCCGCAGTATGTGGCAAAGGGCGGCATCATGGCGCTGGATCAGTATCCCCGCAAGAACGGGCATATTGCCGGCCCCGGGACGGGAACCTCGGACGACATTCCGGCAATGCTGTCGGACGGTGAGTTCGTCTTCACTGCCAAGGCCGTGCGTGCCATGGGCGACGGATCACGGCGCAAGGGCGCCAAGCGCATGTATGCGCTCATGAGAAAACTGGAGGGCCGTGCCAATGGCTGACATTACCTACACAGGTCAGATAGTTCGAGAAGCTCCTGAGATCGAGGCGTACAAGCTCGGCCTGATTGAATCTGCCCGCCAGCTGTCGCAGCAGCCGATGTTTGTCCCCGCCACCGAGGCAGCTGGCCTGTCTCCGACGCAGGTACAGGCAATCGACTTTGCCAAGCAGGGCGTTGGCGCCTTTGAACCCTATATTCAGGGCGCCTCTCAAGCCGTGACGCAGGGCATGGACCTTGCCCAGCGCGGTGCCTTGCTGACAGGAGGTGTTCAGACCGCCCCGCAGTTCCAAGAGGCACAGAACGTGCTTGGCCGGGCAATGCCTGTCCTCGGGCAGGGCATCGGCGGTCTTCTTGGCTCGGCGCAGGCCTATGACCCGAATGCCGCTACTGCTTACATGAACCCCTATCAGCAGGCTGTCACACAGCAGGGCCTGCAGGAAATGCGCCGTCAGGCCGATATCGCTCGGCAGGGCATGGCTGCACAGGCCGTGGGCTCCGGGGCTTTCGGCGGTACTCGCGAGGGCGTGCAGCGCGCGGAGTTCGAACGTAACGTGCAGGATCAGATGCAGCAGCGCATCATGCAAGACTACGCTCAGAATTATCTGCAGGCGCAGCAGGCCGCGATGCAGGGCTTCGAGGCACAGCAGGGTCGTCAACTGGCGTCCAGTCAGGCGCTGGGCAATGCGGCCATGCAGTACGGCCAGCTTGGTCAGGGCATCGGTGCACTGACCGGGCAGCAGGCAGGCATCGACCTGCAGCGTGCATCACTGCTCGGAGGCCTTGGCTCGCAAATCGGCTCCTTGGGCACACAGATGGGCGCCTTGGGCCAAGCAACACAGCAATTGGGCGCGGCCGACACCGGCCTGCTCATGGGCCTTGGTCAGATCGAACAGCAGAACGCGCAGGCACAGCTGGACGCGATCCGTGCAACGCAGTTGCAGGAGCAGATGGCACCGTACCAGCAGCTGGCCTTTGCGAGCGACATCTACCGCGGTGCGCCGTCCACACAAATGGCACTGACTTCGCAAAGCGCCCCGACGGCAAGTCCGCTACAATCGGCACTGGGTCTTGGCATCGCAGGGCTGTCCGCTGCCGCTGGCGCGAAACAGATCGGCCTTTTCCCGAGCTAAGGAGCACACATGAAAAGCAAGGTACTACAGCGTCCGATGTTCATGTCGCCGGATGAGGTCGAGAATGTCGGCATCATGCAGGGCTTCATGGATGACATGGAAGACATCTTTGAAGACGATGAGCAAGAGGGCGACGACATCGATGCCGGGAAGATGATGGGCCGCACGCCCGATTCCCCTGAGATTCTCATGAACAACCTGCGCGGGGACATGCGCTCTGTAGATGCGCGAGTAGAAGAGCTTGCCAACATGGTCGGTTATCGTGCAGCGGCAGAGACTCCCATGGAAGTGCTTGCCCTGCTGCAGCCTGTTCTGGCAGGTCAGGGAATTGCTTCACTGCCTGTTGGCGGCGCACCCGGTCAAGCAATGCCCCCCATGCCGCCCGTCCCCGCGGCACCACAAATGCAGCCTGCTGGCGCTCCTCCAGCAATGCCTGCGGGGGGCATTGCTTCCCTCCCCCAAGGGGACTCTGTTCCGCTTCAAATGAACAAAGGCGGCATCGTGCAGTATTTTCAGGACGGGTCCGATGAGGAAGGCGTGACCCCTGTCTCTAATTCGCCTTTCTCTAATGACGTTGCCTCCCAATATCGCGACGAGGTTCAGGCCTATATTACCGACCTCATGAACCAGACTCCCATGGCCGTGCCGTCGCTGCAGCAAAGCATGCAGGAGCGTCTGCCCATGTACGAAAAGCTTCTTGGGACAGGTGATAAGGACTCCATGCGTGCAGCAATGCTGTTTGACATCGCACAGACTGCGCTGGGGTATGCTGGAAACGTCGGTCCGCAGGGTCAGCCCCTGCGCGGGTCAGCAGCTGCGCGCCTTGCCGGAGCAGCTTCTGCGTTGCCGGGCCAGATCGGTGCGCGGCTCGCGGCCCAACAGCAGCAGGATCAAGCCGTGCGGCTCGCGGCACTGCAGGCCGCTGAAAAGGACGTGCAGGCTATTCGTGAGGCCAATTTGGACCTGACAAAAGAACAACGCTCGCTGATGAGTTCATTGGCGCGCTCGCCCACAGGTTCTACATCGTCTGCGTTTGGCAGCTCCATGGAGGGCCGCGCCCGTGCTCTCGTCACGGAGGACTATGACCTGTATGCACAGGGCCTCCTCTCCCCTGAAGAAAAGGCTCAGTTTGAGATGGCAGTTTCCATTTTGCAGCAGCCGCGCACTGAGACCGACCCAATTACCGGACTTCCTGTGCGCATCACGCCGACCCTTCCTGCCTTTGTGGAAGATGCCTTGGCGGCAGCAGGGATGCCTTCTGGGCAAGGGGTTGTAGCTACTGAAACTACTGCAGCAGGTGGGCAAGCAGGTGAAGAGCAGACCCTTCTGCAAAGAAACCCGCTGTCCGTCGCTCCACGCACCGACTCATACTACGAGGAGGGCATGCCTTCCTTGTTTAACGCAGCAACCGCAGTAGGCCCCATCCCTGCGTTGAAGGCGTTTGTCTTCCAGACTCCTATCTTGAACACGGTAGCGTCGTCCGATGCTGGAAGCATCACACAGGGTAGACAGTTCATTGAGTCCGTAAAAAACGCCCTTACGACAGGGTTCCAAGCCGGGACAGACCGTTTCTCTAACACAGAGCGCGAACAGCTTTTGAAAGATTTGGACATTGACGCAACCGTCATAGATAACCCAGCTGCTTTCCAGACAAGGCTTTTTGCCTTGGATGACGCACTGCAGGGATTCCAAGAAGCGGCCTTGTCCACCTATCGCAACACGGGCATGCCGGCAGAAAACAGACGAGCTGCGGCACAAAAGCTTGCGGACATACATGAGATCAGGGCTCTGGTGGGAACCCCCCTGCACATAGGCGGATCGTCCGACCCTCGCGCAAACAACATAATTCGAAACAATCCGGTGGGAACCCCTCTGTACCTGCTTGACAGCAATGGGATGAGGGTGGGGGCTATCACACAAGGGATGAAAGACGCCTTGGCGGCGCAGGAGCAGTGACATGGCCGAACCTACCTTGGCTCAGGTCTTGGATCAGGAGTTCAGCAAGGCGCCTACTCCTGAGGAGCAGCTGAAGACAATCAACGCCTCTGACTTGAGTCTTACTGAAGCGTTGGAAGAGGCGTTCAATGCCCCCACAAGTCCTGACTCTCCGGTGACCCCACGAGACATGAGAAGGGCCGTTATCACAGGTGCCGGGGTAGGTGCTGCATCGGGACTGACCGTAGGAGGCGCAGCCGCAGCCGGCATGCGCATAGGGGCTTCTTTGCCTCTTCCTACACCGGCACGCACTCCAGCGATTATTGGAGGGGGGATTCTGGGCTTTGGCATCGGTTTGACAGGATCTTCTTACCTGAACCAGCTCCTCGAGAGCAATGTGCCAGAGCGCTATTTGAATGATCGCCGCTTGATGCCGTACTACCAAGGAGGACGCACCTTTGGGGAAACTATTGGCGCCGCTCCTCTGACGTTTGGGATGCCTGTCATGCAAGGCGGCCGGGTTGCCAACTTCATGTCCCGCATTGGGACTGAGGCCCGGCTTGCCCCCAAAGCAACAATTGCCCAAGAGACGTTTTCTGCTACGGGTGCAGGCCTTGCTGGCGGAGCTGCACTGGCATACAACCCCGAATCCGAGGGTCTTCGCTTTGGAGCAGAGGCCCTTGGTGGCATGTTCGCTCCCCCGAAGATGCTGCTCACGGGCGCGCAGAATGCTCAAGGCCTCTTGTCCAACATCTCTGCACGCTTCAGCCAAGATTCCCGTGAGAACATGGCGGCAACGTACCTCAACTCACTGCTTCGTGAGACGGGGGAAGATCCCAACAAGCTGGTTAATCGACTTCTGGAGCCCGTGCCAGATGGAGTTCCTTCTCCGACTGCAGGGCAAATGACAGGCAGTCTTGCTCTTCAGGTGTTGGAAAACACACTGGCAAGGGAAAATCCTGCGTTTGGGACACGTATTGGGGCTCAAGGGCAACGTGCCTTTCTTGCTTATCAAAACCTTGTGGATCGCGTGCGTAATGTGGGAACCCCGGAAGCCTATACTGCGGCCGCCAGAATGGAGCGGGACATGTTCCAAGGCCTGCTGAATAACAGGCTCATGGTTGCTGAACAGAACGCTGCTTCCCGTATTGCAAGGATTCGAGTAGACAGGCCCGAGACCCGTGCTTCTGTAGGTCGAATTTTGCAGGAAGAGGTGGAGAACGCTCTGGCAGATGCGCGCGAGTATGAGCAGGCATTGTGGCGACAGGCAGAACTGGAAGCAGTAGACATAGCTCCCGGAACGCAGGGACTGGATGACGCTGTTGTCACCCCTCGCATGCTTAACGCCAAGGGCAGTAGCCGTGGTGTTCTTGAGGCCATTACCAGCGTCACCCCCGAGTACCTGCGGGGGATGCAGGGGTATGGCACCGTGCAAGGGATCATGTCTCGACTGGGGATTAACAAGGGCGCGATAGAAGCCTATGAGAATGGAAAGCTGACTACCGCTTACCTGCAGGAAGGCGCCGTTCCAAATGAGTACGTCACCAATGTCAAAAACGTCCCTGTGTCCTACTTGGTCAAGGCGCGTGGTGACCTGCTTTCACTCTCTCGAGCGGCTGCTTCCTCTGGGGATGTCAACACTGCGCGCGTCTACAACGACATGGCAGAAGCGCTGATGTCCGATATGGACAAGCTGCAGCTTCCTGCCTATGACCGAGCCCGTGAGTATTCCAGAGAACTCAATGACACGTTTACCCGTACCTACGCACGAGAGCTGACGGCTCCGATGCGCACAGGGGCGCGCAAGCTTTCTCCAGAAATAATCGTGGCCCGTGCTTTCAACAGCAACAATGACATCACTGCTCAACGTATGTCACAGGTAATGAACTCAACGTCTTACCTGAACAGACGCTATGAGCGCCTGTTGAGCGAACTTGGGCCAGATCACCCTCAGGTGCTGGAAATTGCTCCCTTCGCTCAACGCTCTGCGGAAGGCATGGTTTCTACGGCAGATGCCCAGCGTCAGTGGCTGCTGCTGGGAGCCAACAGGGCACTGGAAGCAGATCCTGCAGACCCGAACAAGATGCGGGTAAACCGTGGGAAGCTCAACACCTTTATCGCAGAGAATCAGCGCTATCTTCAAGAAGCGGGTCTCTTGAATGACCTTCAGGACGCGGACAGGGCAGAAGCCGCCTTGCAGACGGTGCTTAACCAAAACAGCGCCTTCAACAAGGGAATCAAAAACCAAGCTGCGTTTGCCATGGCGCTTGGCAGGGAAAACCCCGTGAAAGCGGTCTCGGAAGCGATTAACGGTCAAAACCCTGTTCGAAGCATGCGCAGACTGAGTGCTTTGGCTCGAAGCGGTGGAAGGGAGTCGGTAGACGGGTTCAAATCAATCCTCTACGACTACGCTTTCAGTTCAGCTGGGGGCATGACCGGGAACTTCAGTCCGGCTGCGTACTACGACACGCTTTTCGAACCTATCTCCAGAAACCAGCCTTCGTTGATTCAGTTCATGACCCAGTCAGGCATGATGACGCAGATGGAAAAGAACAACCTGCGTCGCCTCCTGCTGCCCATGGTTCAGATTGAAAACGCTGTTGCGAACAAGCAACTGATCAGTGAAGCGGTTGGAGGAAATCCCTCTGCGGTGCAAAGGCTGGCAGCTCGGTATGTGGGCGCCAGAGCCGGTAGCGCGCTTGCCAGTGGAGCGGGCTCTGGAGCGTCAATCCAGATCCCGGGATTCACGGCTTCCGCTCTGGATGACCTGATCAACAGACAGCCCAACATCTTGATCAAAGATATCCTGCAGCGGGCCGCGCAAGACCCCCAGTTGGCCGCATCCTTGATCCAGCGTGCGGACCCTCGATCCCAGACAGGGGAAGAATTAGCACGCAAACTGGCCGCACAACTTGGTCTCAACGGCATCAACGTAGCGGTACCTGCGGTCATCAACCCACTACAGTACGAGCCTCCGCAGCAAGACCAGCCGACGGGAGCCTTTTCTGCAGGTCCCGCGGCAAGGCAGGCGCCTGCAGCCCCGGCCACGCGCGGAGTTCCGGGATTCACGGCTCCCGCTCCGGCCCCTGCTCCAACCCCCGGGCCACTGGGATCGTCGCCCGCGGCTCAGGGCTCAAGCAGAGAAATGCTTCAGAGGCTGTTCCCTTTTGATACTACGTTGAGTGCGTAGTATCGATCCACCCGTTCCAGCCACTGGACCTTGTAGTCTTCGAACTCAGGCCCAGTGGTGGTGAACACCTGATTCTCTCCCGTCTGCGTCGCCACCAGTATCACTCCGAACCCGATCCGCGTTCCGTGGACCGCGTCATGCGCACAGGCATACGCGGCCAGCTGATGGAAATAGTCGGTAATCCACTGCTTTCGCTTGGGCTTGAGGCTTTGCTTGAAGTCGATGATGGCAGGATTGCCGCGCCACACGCCTATCAAATCCGTGGTCCCCGCATATCGGTCCGGATACAGAAGAGGGATTTCTGACCCCCAGTGCTCATCAACACTGGGCAGGTACTCGTTCGCCAGACGAAACCCCATCTCGTAGCCACGCATTTCAAGCCAATCGACCGGCGGCAACAATCTGTCTCCTGTCAGCACGTGCTCCATGACCCGGTGCATGGCAGTTCCGACGTGGGCCGCTTCTGTCTTGATGCGCTCGGCCTCCTCTTCCCCGACTCGCTTTTTCCACTCCTCAAGCTGACTCTTGTCCTTGGTCGCATCCAGTATCGTGGTCACGCTGGGGAGAGCCTTTCCGTTAGGAGTCACGTAGTGCCTGCCCTCAGGCTGGTCTACCCGCACCAAGGGCTCGTAGGTGTAGCGGGGTGAGTACCTCACAAGAGCCATTGTTTGATCTCCTCGCCCAGCACAGCACTCGCGATGTTGATCTTGTCCCGCAGTGCCTTCACGATGTGCTCGTCCACTGTCTTGGGGGCGATCAGATCGATGTAGGTCACTTTGTTGGTTTGACCGATGCGGTGCGCGCGGTCCTCGGACTGCAAGCGTTTCTCCAAGTCGAAACTGTTGCTGTAGTAGATCACCACATGTGCTGCAGTTAGCGTCAGGCCATAGCCCCCGGTGCTGGGATTGCCCACGAAGAAGCGCAGCGGACTATCCGGATTCTGAAAGTCGTTTACCACTCGACTGCGTTCTGTGTCATCCGTGTCTCCGTAGTAAGTGCCGACGCTGTCCATGCCGTAGGTCTTTTGCAGCTCGAGTCGAATGGCTTCGATGTCCAGTCTGTATGTGGCCCAGATAATGGCTTTGCCATCCACCTCTTCCAGTATGTTCATCAGCTCCTTCAGACGATTGTTGGGCAGTGACTTGACCTGCCCATCATCAAGCTTGGCGTGGCCACAGACGATTTGGTGCAGGCGCATCAGCTGGGTCAGCGCATTGGTTGTGGTCATCATGCCGTCCTCGAACAAAGACAGGGCCATTTTCTTCATGTCCATGTAGGCCTGCCCCTGTTCATTCGTCAGTTCGACTTCGCGCCGCACGTACACCTTATCCGGAAGATCCAGACACTGGGCCTTGGTCACGCGATAACTGAACCGATCAAGCTTCTGCTTGAGTTCATCAAGGTGTCGGTACGACACCACCTGCTTGAACGTGTGCGAGGGCATGTGGCGCTCCACCAGCACGGCATATCGGGCTTGGAAGGTGTAGAAGCTATCGTGCCCAAGGCAGTCCTCTGACAGGAAAAGACACTGCTGAAACAAGTCCAGTGGGTTCTTTGTCACCGGGGAGCCCGTCATAATTCGACGGAATTTGCAGTATTTACCGACTTTTACTGCATTTTTGGCACGTTTCGCGCTTGGTGTTTTGATGGTTGTTGATTCATCCACCGCAGCGAACGTGTTGTGGTACATGCAGAAGCGTTGGGCAAACTTGAACCCCTTGTCCGTGGACAGCGCTTCGATGTTCATCACCAATATCTTCAAATCCTCCGTCACATCAAACAGCTCGTCCAATGCCTTGGCCTCTGCCTTTCGGGGCGACGGGTTCCACGTAGCGGTGCGGTAAACAATGTGTGCTGGAAGGTGTTTGGGGATTTCTATGCCTGTCCAGTTGCGGTACACCCCCTTGGGGGCAATGACCAAGACGGCGTTGATGAACCCTTGGTCGTACAGCATGCTGAAGTTGTTGATGACCATGAAGCTCTTTCCGGTGCCCATGTCCGCGAAGAGGCCAACATTAGCGGTCTTCCAGAAACGGGACAAAAAGGCTTCTTGGTGCTGATACGGCTTGTTGCGATAGGGGTAGCGAGCCAAAAATTGTTCCATTGACGATATCTCTTTCTAGGGGGTTGCGTAGGACTACACCTTGAGTATACTTCTCACCCTCAGTTAAAGAAAGGAGAAAGCAATGCCCGTAGTCTACGTGGTGTCGGAAACGGCACAGCACAACATTACCACCGCTCTGGATTTCGGCAGTGTGGTAACTATTCTTCCACCCAATGCACAAGTGGCTTTTTCTGTTGCTCCTACCGTTCAGCGGATCAAGAGGAAACTGGAAGCGTTCACTGACGACGATTACCTGCTGTTCATCGGAGACCCGACAGCAATCAGTATTGTTGCCGCAGTTGCGGCGGCAAAAAATAACGGACGCTACAAATGTCTGAAGTGGGACAAGCTGGAGCGACGTTATATTCCGATCCAAGTGGATCTGTTCAAGAAAGGAGACAGTTATGACATTGAATGACATGTTCCAACAGGACGCCGAGGCATTGACCCTGTCCGATGACGACATCAAGGGCGTTGCCGGATTGGCAAAAAGAGCCAAGGAGCTTAACAAGGAGATCGAGGACCTCGAGAAGACCTTGTCAGAGCGCAAGGACAACTACCGAAAACTGACTGAAGAATCGCTGCCCGAGGCACTTGCCTCCATGGGCATGTCGAGTTTTCGCATGGACGATGGCAGCAGTATTGAGATCAAGCCCTTTTACGGGGCATCCATCAAAGCAGAACGTCAGGCAGAGGCTTTCGCTTGGCTTCGCGAACACGGTTACGATGACATCATCAAGAACACTGTGTCCGTGAGGTTTGGCAAAGGGGAGGATGAGCTGTGTGCTCGCCTTCTGCAGAACCTGAAAGGGACGGGCTTCATACCGGAGCAGGTCCAGAAGGTTGAGCCCATGACCCTCAAGGCATGGGTGAAGGAGCAGGTGGAGAAAGGCAGAGAGTTCCCAACGGAGCTTTTTGGCGCCTTCATCGGAAAAAAAGCAATCATCAAATCATAAACAGGAAACGCGATCATGACGAAGAGACAAGAAATGCAGAACGCCGAAACCGAAACTCAACTGCCGGCGCTGGCCGGTGCTTTTGAACAGGATGCCAATGGCGGCTTTGATGGGATGGGGCAGGAGGATATGGCCCTTCCTTTCCTGCGCCTGCTGGCGGCAAACTCTCCGGAGATCGGAGAACTGGAGGGCGCACTACCCGGCATGATTTACAACACCGTCACAGGAGAGTTGTACGACGGCAAGGTCGGCATCTGCGTCATTCCGTGTGCATACACTCGACAGTACATTGAGTGGTCACCCCGTGGACAGGGGACAGGAGCGCCTATCGCGGTCTACCCAGCGACCAGCGATATTCTTTCTCGCACGACCCGCGACAAGTCCAGCAACAAGGACTATCTCGACAACGGGAACTACATTGAGAACACGGCGAACCACTACGTGATGCTGTTGTCCAACAATGTACCCGAAGCCGCCCTGATCACCATGAAAGCCACGCAGCTGAAGAAGTCGCGCAAGTGGAACTCCATGATGATGTCCCTGAAGTCACAGGGCAGCTCTGGTCAGTACTTCACCCCGCCTATGTACTCCCAGCGTTACCTGCTTACCACTGTGGCAGAGAGCAACGACAAGGGTAAGTGGTACGGCTGGGAGATTACTCACCTCGGGCCAGTGCTTGATATGGAAGTCTACGGCGCCGCACGCGCCTTCTCACAGAGCATTGCCTCTGGCAATGTAAATGTGAAACACTCAAATGACGAAGAAATGCAGTCATCCAGTGTGTTTTGATCCCAGCGGGGGGCCGCAAGGCCCCCTGTCTTTTTACTAGACAGAGATACTTATGATGAAGCTTCAGCGCTTTATGGAAATCTTCGAGGGTCTCGACATCGCTTACGGGACCTACCGCATCGAAAAGGACAAAGACAATGGGAAGCGCGTAGGCAAGGCAGTTGTCGTGCGCCAGCCTCCGGTGGCACACGTATGGGAAGCCCACCTCAACGGCATCGAACCCGCACTGGGCATTATCCCCATCCGCGCGGATAACTCCTGCACGTGGGGCACCATCGACATCGACCAATACCCCATAGACCACGCTGCCCTTGTGCAGAGAATTCGAACACTGCAGCTGCCTCTTGTGGTGTGCCGCAGCAAGAGTGGAGGCGCACACTGCTTCCTCTTCGTGAAGACCCCAGTGCCCGCGGCCGACATGCAGGACTACCTCAAAGGTGCCGCTGCCCTGCTGGGAGAAGCTGGGCGAGAGATATTCCCCAAACAGACCGAGATTCTCGTAGAGCGGGGCGACACCGGCAACTTTCTGAACCTTCCCTATTTTGCAGGGGAGAACACCACGCGCTACGCCATCCGTGATGACGGCACTGCCGCGTCCATGGCTGACTTCTTCCAGCTGTATGACACCTATGTGCAGGATGCGCCGCTCACGATCCCCGATGCACCAAAGGCCGCCGTCTCTCCTCTGAAGGATGCGCCGCCCTGCCTGCAGACTCTGTGTCAACAAGGGTTCCCTGAAGGCAGTCGCAATAATGGCCTGTTCAACCTCGGCATCTATCTGCACAAGGCCTTCGGTGAGAAGTGGGAAGAGAAGATGCTTGAGTACAACCAGAGCTATATGGCCCCGCCGCTGTCCCTGTCTGAAGTGCAGACGGTGATCAAGCAGCTGAAGAAGAAGGACTACCGCTACAAGTGCAAAGACGCACCCATCAACAGTTTCTGCAACGCTTCGGTCTGCCGCACGCGCAAGCACGGCATTGGAGCAGATGCCCCGGACGCGCCACGCATGGCGGCGTTATCCAAGTACAACTCTGAACCCCCTTTGTGGTTCCTTGACGTCAACGCCCGTCGCGTGGAGCTGGACACCGATCAGTTGTTCAACCAGATGCAGTTTCAGCGCGTGTGCATGGAACGGCTGAACCTTCTTCCGCCAACACTGCGCAGGCAGGACTGGGAGCAGACACTGAACCAACTGCTGCGCGAGATGGTGGAGATGGAACAGATCGTGGATGCGCCAGAAGACACCAGCGTAACCGGACGCTTCAATGACCTTCTGGAGGAATTCACCACGCACCTGCAGCAGGCATTGGACCGCGATGAGATGTTGTTGGGACGCCCTTGGATAAACGAGGACGAGGTCAAGGTGTACTTCCGCATGAAAGACCTTGAGGCTCACCTGAAGCGCAACAACTTCACCCTGCTCAGTGCCCCACGCATTGCACAGCGCATTCGCGATCTGAATGGCGAGCCGGTAAGCCTGTCACTCAAGGGCCGCGCTACGAGGTTGTGGCGCATGCCGGTCTTCGCCAAGCAGAGCGCTCCTTTTGATACCCCCACCGCTTACGCATCAGGAGCCCCGTTCTGATGGACACTGCCTCTACGACCAAGGTCTTTGGCCCTCCGGGCAGCGGGAAAACCACCTACCTGCTCAATGTCGTCGAGCTGGAGCTACAGCAAGGCACCTCGCCTCTGCAGATCGGCTACTTCGCTTTCACCCGCAAAGCGGCGACCGAGGCTCGAGACCGGGCAATATCCAAGTTCCCACAGCTCAACGCGCAGCATGACTTTCCGTGGTTCCGGACACTGCACAGTCTGGCCTACCACTGCTTGGCGGTGAGCAGAAAGGACATGATGCAGCCGGAGAACTTCAATGAGTTCGCCCGGGAAACGGGGCTGGACATCAAGGTGTCGGCCGGAGAGGAAGACTTTCTGGTCAATACTGACCACCCTATTCTCAACCAGATCAACACCGCCCGTATTCGCGGACAAGACCTTCGCACGCACTACAACAACAGCAAAATCGAGATAGAGTGGTATCACTTCGAGTACGTGGAGCGCGCCTACCGGCAGTACAAGCAGCGCACCGGACTTCTGGATTTCACCGACCTTCTTGAGAAGCTGCTGGAGGTGCCAGAGCGCCTGCCTACACTGGATGCTCTAATCATCGATGAGGCACAGGACCTCTCCCGCATACAGTGGAGACTGGTCTCTGCACTGGCGCGGCGTAGCAAGCGTTTTTTTATAGCAGGGGATGATGACCAAGCACTGTACGCTTGGGCCGGGGCCGACGTGGACAGCTTCCTGTCCTGTGACGGCAGTGTCGTTATTCTCGACCAGTCCTACCGCGTGCCCGCAAAAGTACACGCCCTCGCTGATACCGTTGTGCGACGAATCCGACACCGCCAGCCCAAGACATGGAAACCCCGCGAAGAACAGGGCGACGTGCGCTTCTACAACCGCTATGAGCACGTGGATATGTCAAAAGGCGAGTGGCTGGTGCTGGCCGCTGCCAACTACATGCTTAATGACGTGCATGCGTGGCTGCTCTCACAGGGGCTGTTGTTCGAACGACATGGCACGCGGTCGCTGCCAGACTCCATCCTGCAGGCAGTTTCTGCGTGGGAGTTTATGCGCAAGGGCAATCCGATTACCTCCCAACAGGTCAAGGCAGTCTACAAGTACCTTGGCAGCAACGTGAAGCGCGGATCGCGGCCCGTGGCCTCCTTGTCCGATGACAACCTGTACACCATGGACTACCTCAAGCAACACCATGGCCTGTTGACCGATGACATCTGGCACAAGGCGCTGGTGAAGATCGGGGAGGAAAAACGCAGCTACATCATCGCAATGCTTCGACGCGGAATCCGTATCGGCAGCACGCCCCTGATTCGACTGTCCACGATCCACGGTGCCAAGGGAGGGGAGGCAGACAACGTGCTGCTGATTACGGACCTCTCCAGCAAGTTCTCTCATGAGTACGCCGTCAACCCTGACAACATCAACCGAATTCTGTACGTCGGCATCACCCGGACACGGCAGAGCCTGCACATCATTCAACCCAAGAACGTACAAAGAGGTTTCCACCTGTGAGACAGAACCCGCTCTTTCCTCCCCACTGCGAGTGGATTCCCCCGGACAGTTTTCCGGACCTCAGTGGTGCCAAAGAAATCGCCATCGACCTTGAGACACGGGACGAGAATCTGGAGAGCTACGGCCCCGGATGGCCCCGTAATGATGGGTATGTGGTCGGATACGCCATCGCAGTGGAGGGCTGGTGCGGGTACTTCCCCGTGGCCCATGAGGGAGGAGGCAATCTGGACAAGGGGGCTGTTGAGCGCTGGGTGAGCCGGATACTGGCGCTGGAGTGTCCAAAGGTGATGCACAACGCCGCCTATGACTTGGGCTGGCTTCTGGCCTGCGGCTTCAAGGTCAACGGAACCATCATTGACACCATGATTGCCGCGGCCTGTCTGGACGAGAATCGCATGTCCTACAGCCTTAACTCACTGGGGTTTGATTACCTCCAGCAGACCAAGAGTGAGCAAGGCCTGCGGGACGCGGCCCGGGACTTCGGGGTGCATCCCAAGAAGGAACTGTGGAGACTTCCGGCAATGTACGTGGGCGAGTATGCAGAGGCGGACGCAGAGCTGACGCTGAAGCTGTGGCAGTGCTTCAAGCCCCTGCTTCGTCGTGAGGACGTGGAATCTGTGTTTGATCTGGAAACGCGCGTGCTGCCTGTGCTGGTCAACATGACGCTGCAGGGGGTTCGCTTTGATCGAGAACGTGCGCTGTCCCTGATTGAGGAGATGACCTCACGGGAGAAACAGCTTCTGGCCGACATTCGAAGCACAGCCACGATGCCGGTGGACGTGTGGGCCGCCGCCTCCATCGCCAAGGCCTTTGACAAGCTGGGGCTTGCCTACCCGCGCACTGAGACAGGGCTTCCCAGCTTCACCAAGACGTTCTTGGACGGACTTGATCACCCGCTGTCGAAGGCCATCGTAGAGGCGCGAGAGCTGAACAAGACCTATGGCACGTTCCTGCAACCCTATCTGGACCTGTCTGAACACGACGGCCGCATTCACCCACATATCAACCAGCTGCGCTCTGATGACGGTGGCACCGTAACAGGCAGGCTCAGTATGAATTCGCCAAACCTTCAGCAAGTGCCAGCACGCCACGAAGTGATTGGCCCGCTTGTTCGCAGCCTTTTTCTTCCAGAAGAAGGGGAGCTGTGGGCGTCGTGTGACTTCTCGTCGCAAGAACCGCGGCTCTTGGTCCACTACGCCACGCTCTTGGGGCTGCCGGGCAGCGAGGTGATGCAGGCCGCGTATCTCAAGGACCCACGCACTGACTTTCACCAGATGGTGGCCGACATGGCCGGCATCAAACGCAAGCAGGCGAAGACAGTGGGCTTGGGCCTCACGTATGGCATGGGCAAGCAGAAGCTCGCCGACTCGCTCGACATGAGCGTTGATGAGGCCAGTGCGCTGATCACACTCTTCCACCAGAAGGTGCCGTTCCTGCGCAGTACCATCGACGCGGTCATGCGTCGCATCGAAAGTCCCGCATCAGGCGGCGCGATCCGTACACTGCTCGGACGCAAGTGCCGTTTCCCGCTCTTCGAACCGGTGCAGTGGGGCGTCAACAAGGCTCTGCCCTATGAACAGGCGGTCATTGAATACGGCCCACGGGTCAAACGGGCAATGACGTACAAAGGGCTGAACCGCCTGATCCAAGGCTCTGCTGCCGATCAGACCAAGATGGCCATGGTCAAGCTGCATGAGGCAGGTTTCAACATCAAGCTACAGCTGCACGATGAGATCGTGGTTAGCGTGAAGACCCGTGAGGAGGCAGAAGAGGTAGGCAGGATAATGGCCACTGCCGTGGAGCTGGCCATCCCTTCCGTAGTAGACGTGGAGGTGGGGGAAAACTGGGGGTCTGCAAAATAACCTGCAAAGGGGGGCTTGACCCCCTTTTTTCATGTGTTATATGATACATAAAAAGCAGTAAATCAGAAAGGAGAGCAAATGGCAGGCACAAGGACTAAGGCAAAGAGGAAAAAGGCGGACAAACTGCCTCCAGATCCCTCTTGGAGGAAGCCCACTTCCCCCAGCAGGAGGAAAGAACCGTGGACCACGATCATATTGCGTGCTCCGGTGTACACCATGATCCGCGAACTGGCAGACCACCATGACGTTGCCATGGGCGAAGTTGTCCGTGTTCTGGTGGAACACGAGTTCAAGAAAACCCTCTGGAAGATTCAACAGGAAGAGGTGCGTGCAGCACGCGGAGGAGATGTCGTTGACAAAGCATAATACGTTTCTTGAATTGCCGGTGGAAGTGGTGTACAAAATACTCCCTGCCCTGACAAGGGACGGCGAACCGTGGTTACCAGAACAAGTCGATATCCAGAAAGTCATACTGAAGAGAAAGAAGAAGGGAAGACAGATCGATGTGCTCAGTGTGCTTGAAGAAGGTGCCTTGTTAACACTTGAAGATCAAATAATGGAGTCCCTGCAATGAACGATGCAATGAACGATGCCCGCACACTGGTACAGCTTGTCACCTTCCACGCGCTACTGCAGCGCGAGGACGTGAAGATTTTCAGCTCGGCAAGGGCGGATGATCAGTTGATGTCCGCGGTGCTACACCTCTCAGACAAGTACATGGAAAAGGTGGTGGGCGATGCTGTATGAAGTCATGTGCAGAGTACCCTGATGAAGACGAGTCTGCGCAATGGCGGCATGCGCGACGATACAAACGAACCTTGGCCCGCCACCCGGACTGCAGAGACCCGGATCATCCGGGTTGCGAATGTTGTGAGGAACAGGAAAATGTCGATACAGAAGATCAAGGACAAGTGGTACAGGCTGGACGTGGGATTCGGTGAAGAAAGACTTACCTTTTTCGGATACAGTAGGGAACAGGTTCGGCACCGGTGGGAAGCGTGGGTGCGCTCCTATGACCTGTCCAAACTGTGAGAGCAGTACCGTCCGGCAGCGGACCTGCCGGCGCTCCTCCCTTCCGCTTGGGTGAGCAGTTGGGGGGAGTGTTTATAAACAGAAAGCTAGAAAGGAGAACAACTGTGAGAATCATTCAAGAAGTCGAGCGCGACACCGGACAGCCCTTTGAAGAGATGGTGCGGCTGTACGCCCGAGAGATGCAGGTCACGATGACAGAGGCAGCGCTGCTGCTGGGCTACTCCAGTCACGCTGCGTTTATTCGCCTGTGCAGGCGCAGGGGTTGGGACAAGTGGTTTGAGGGCAACCTGCCGCGCAAGCCTGATCGCGTGTACAGCAGCGAGCACAACATGGGCAGCCCTTCTGCCATTTATATCGAACTGGACGGAATCACCGACACGCTGGTGGGGCATGGCCGCAGGCTGGGCATACCGAAAAGCACGGTGTATGGGAGACAGGCTAGGCGTCCGGGAGATTGGGAATACGTGTTCCGTAAAGTAAAACACAATTCGCCGCGCAGGACGTGTAAGCCTGCGGTATGGGTAAAACTATGAACAGACAAGAATTCAACCCGAAAGCAGGATTTTATCAGGGGGTAATATGATTACAGTATCCCTCAACGAAATTCGAGACCACAGACCGTGCAAAAACGGCTGGGAAACTCTGCTTAAGTCCAAAACAAACGAAGACTGGAACGAGCAGTTTCCGCTGTCAGACATTATCGACAGCAATGGGCTTGACGACGCACTGTGGTGCTTGAAAGTGAGACAAGATCACTCAAATCTGTGGCGCAAGTACGCCGTCTGGTGCGCTCGACAAGTTGAGCACCTAATGACAGATGAGCGCAGCAAAGCCGCGCTTGATGTCGCGTGGCGTCACTCAGAAGGGCAGGCGACAGACGAAGAGATTGCTGCTGCGTGGGCTGCTGCGGTGGCTGCTACGCAGGTTGCTACGCAGGTTGCTGCGGGGGCTGCGGGGGCTGCGGGGGCTGCGGGGGCTGCTGAGGCTGCGTGGGCAGCTCAGGCTGCTGCTAAGGCTGCTGCGGGGGCTGCTGCGGCTGCTGCGGCTGCTGCGGAGGATGCGTGGGCTGCGCGGGGGGCACAGGAAAAGAAGCTGCGGGAAATACTTCAAGCGGGGGAGTGGGTATGAACAGACAAGAATTCAACGATTGGCTAAAAACCAAAAACGCCTTCCCTCACGCCACAGGCTTATCGGTAGCACAGTGGTGCGACCAGAACCCTGATCTATCAGTGCAGGAGCTGATAGCTGCATGTCCACGGGGTGAGTGGATACTTTGGTTTTACTCCAAGGCCGGCTACGCACCTGAGGTGCTGGCCCCAGTCGCTTATCGTGCAGCAACTAGGGCGATGGGATACGCCGCTGATGCGCTGGATCGTGCTGGCATACAGCACGGGCTGCGCGGGATGGTCATCACCGATACTGAGTCAGCGCGGGTTGCTGAGAGGGCTGCTGCTAAGGCTGAGAGGGCTGCGTGGGCAGCTCAGGCTGCTGCGTTGGCTGCTGCGCGGGCTGATGTTGAGGCTGCTGAGGCTGCGTGGGCTGCTGCGTGGGCTGCTACGCGGGCTGCTGCTGAGGATGCTGTGGACGCTGAACACAAACTATGTGCAGACGACTGCCGAGAGCTGCTGCCGGAATTGAGGATTGAGATATGAACCGCAATGGGGAGTGGGTATGAACAATAGAGATATATTTTTGGCGTTCTGGCTAGGTGTAATCCTTACACTAGTCGTCTTTATGTTACTGGATTCGATGCCCGGGTCGTACAGATCACTGGCGGTGAAATCCTTAGCAGAGTGCGAGAAAACGCTGCCGCGCAATAAGCAGTGTGTTGTAACGGCCATTCCAGAGGAGGAAAGCAAATGAAAACAAAAAAAGAAATACTCGCTATAGCCGAAGAACAAAAGCAGCGGGCCGTATTCATACTGAACACCGTGTTCCTAAAGAATCCACCGGAGTATGAAAATAGTGCTGCAACAGCTTTTGTAGACGCTATAGTGTCCGCAGCAATGCTTGAAATTACCGCCGCTCTAACCTGCGCTTGAAAGTTGAGGAGGAAAGCAGATGAAAACAGAAAAAGAAATACTCGCTATAGCCGAAACCTGCGCTGGAGGACCAGCGTTTCCGAGCACAATGACAGACGACACCCTGCACGTACCCGGCATGACCCTGCGCGACTACTTTGCGGTACATAGCACGCAGCCCGGAGTGTCAGAGATTTGCAGTGCCGCAGGAGTAGCTTGCGATGGGCAATGTGTAGAGGTTGATGGCCAACACCTTAGGTTTGATAAGTGGTGGCAATCGCTTAGTAATACTCGTCGGTTTGATCTGTGCGCAAAGGTTAGATATGCGCAGGCAGACGCCATGCTCGCCGCCGCAAAGGAGAAGCAATCATGAGCATTAAGCCTGTGGCGTGGATGCACGCAAGCGGCAGTGTCATCACTGCGGTAGAGAAAACAAAACAAGAGAGGGCATCGAGCATTCAAGGGGCAATGGTGTCAGGGTATAACATCCCGCTCTACGCTATCCCAGACACGCACAGGGTTGTGAGTGTCGAAACTCTGCTGCGATGGCGCAGCGGGCTTGTCTCCGGCAATCAAGCGTATTGCCTTGTGCCACCTGCTGAAATCCAAGCAATCATCGAGGACAAGGAGAACACATAATGTCGAACACTACCGCAGTAAGATGCAAAAAGTGCCTTGTCCCGTACAAGCCGCAGGAAAATACGTTTGAAAAAGTGCAAGCGTGCGAATGCGCTGACCCCGATATGCCCGTAACGCTGAAAATGTCTCCGGGCCTGTTTGATTTTATTTTCCGCGCAGCCAAGAAGGAGCCGCGATGATGTTTACTGATAGAGAATGGTTTGAAGCAAAGTGCTTCGGCCAGTACGAGCAACGCGAAAACCGCGAGGAGGTTGTGGTGTTTCGGCGCGAAGACCTGTGCGCCTACGTCACGATGCTGCGCCAGTATGATGCCGCTACGCGGCATGAACAATTTATCGGACTGACACTGGAAGAAGTGGAGGACGTCATCAAGTCCAACATCACGATCACCGATCAGCGGTTGTATGAAGGCGTCTATGCAGTAGCGGTGGACATCGAGGCGGCGCTGAAGAACAGGAACACAATCACTGGAGACAACAATTGAGAGCCAACCTCTATTATAGTAACCTGAGCAGGAAAGCGGTAAAGACAGAAAGCGCTGACGAAGAAAGAAAGAAATTGGAAGAAGCGATCAAAAAGTACCTTGCTAACGGTGGCAAGATCACCGTAATCCCGGCAGGCGTGACGAGACTGTCGCTTAATGATGAAACAGAAAGAGATAACTAAAACGGAGCAATCATGACACACCCACTGCAACAAGTGTTTGACCAAGCGATACAGCAGGCCACCAAGGGCAAAGGCGAAAGACATGGCGGCGACACCACGCCGTTCCTAGAGCAGCCGTGGGTACACTACGGCAAGATGCACGGTCGGGGGTTCTTGACCGGGCAGGCAGCTAAGAAGTTAGAAGAAGCGGCCAGCACCCGTGAGGGAGATGCGTTCGTGCAAGAAGCACTGGGGGCGATTGTGTATATCGCAATGGCTGTTTTGAAGGAGCAGGAAAGGAAGGAAGTCGTTGTGCCGCCAGCTGCTATTCGTCGGTGCTCACACATAGACTCGTCAGGCAATCGCTGCAGGGGGAGTTCCGGCCACGGTGGCCGACACAGCAGCAAGGGGAGGTGAGTGGTGAGTGACAACGTGAGGGTACTGGGCTCAGTGTTTAGATCAGAGGAGCAGCTGAGGGGGGAGATCCGGGAGGTGGTCAGGAAATACAACGGGCGGATATCCTACGCGCAGCTTCTTGGACTACTGGAGATACTGAAGTATGAGTATTTACGGGACGGGTGTACGGGAGATGAGTGATGAACAAACACATAAAGGAGATCACAGAATGAAGACCAACAATGAAACGATACACCATGCTCACGCACTTGACCTGCTCGACTACTTTGCGGCGGCCGCCCTGCAGGGCATTGTGGCGAACCCCGAGCACACGCATTTGACAATTCCGCAGGTTGCGAAGATGGCGTACACGTTCGCCAAGACCATGCTGACCGAAAAAACAATGCGTGTGCTCGGGGATGGGTCACACACAACGGATCAACAGGAGGTGGAGCTGGATGCTAAGCAATCGACCCAGCAGTGTGCCGGATAAAGAAGACAAGAAGCTGTTGGCAGGCAAGAGCGCCAGTTACATCATCGGCTGGAACAAGGTCAAACACAGAGGAGACAAGCATGACACTGCAAGAAATACTGAATCCGTGGAAGGCACTGCGCCGCGCAAAGCTCGAAATCGAAACCCTGCGAAGGGAGAGGGGATATGAGATACGGTAGTGTTTGTAGTGGCATTGAGGCAGCAAGTGTGGCGTGGCACCCGCTTGGGTGGGAGGCCGCGTGGCTGGCTGAAATTGAACCGTTTCCCTCAGCGGTATTAGGTCATCATTATCCAAGCGTACCCAACTACGGAGACATGACCGCCTTGGCTGACAGAGTCAATAATCTGGAGATTGAAGCTCCGGATGTGCTGGTCGGCGGTACGCCATGCCAAGCGTTTTCCGTCGCTGGGCTGCGTCAGTCACTGGATGACGATAGGGGACAACTAACAATCAAGTTTTTGGAGCTTGCTGATGCAATTGACACTGTTCGCAGAAATAGAGGAGAGCCAGAGTGCATTATCGTCTGGGAAAACGTACCCGGCGTCCTATCCACAAAAGACAACGCCCTCGGATGCTTTTTGGCAGAGCTTGCCGGAGAAAGTGAGCCGCTGCAGCCGGCAGGGAAAAGATGGTCGGACGCTGGTTGTGTGTATGGATCCAAAAGGGCAATCGCGTGGCGAGTCCTCGATGCCCAATATTTCGGCTTGGCCCAACGACGCCGCCGCGTGTTCGTTGTCGCAAGTGCTCGAAACGGGTTCGATCCCGCAGCGGTTCTTTTTGAGTTCGAAGGCGTGCGCCGGGATACTGCGCCGAGCAGGGAATCGGGGAAAGCAGTTGCCCCCACAATTGCAGGATGCGCTAACGGCGGTGGCCTTGGCACCGACTTCGACTGCGATGGGGGAGTGATTCAGCAGTCGATTACTTTTGAGCCGGGATTATTAAAAAGGGAAGGGACTCATTTTTATCATGAGCACACGGGGACGATAAGAAGCGATCCCGGTGACAACGCAATGGCCGTTGCATCGGTGGTCTTCCACGAGTCACTGCAAAGCGCCAGCACAGAAAACCTGTCGCCAGCCTTGGGCGCGATGAATCCAACGGCGGTGTTGCAGCCTGTCTGCGTTACCGGCGACCGCACCCACGCGCTCAAAGCTGAAGGCTTCGACGGCAGCGAGGACGGCACTGGCAGAGGCCATCCCATCATTGCTTTCCCCGCAAACCTGTCAGCCACACAACACGCCAGCGCCGAAAACATTGCGCCAGCGATGGGGGCGAAGAATCCGACGGCGGTGGCAATGCAGGCTGGGAAGCAGCACGGTGTCGGTACCGCCATGCAAGTCCGCCGCCTCACGCCCGTGGAGTGCGAACGCCTGCAAGGCTTCCCCGACAACTACACCGCCATCCCGTGGCGCAAGAAACCCGCAGACGAATGCTCGGACGGCTCGCGATACAAGGCGTTGGGAAATTCAATGGCCGTTCCGGTGATGGCGTGGATTGGCAGTCGTATTGATCAAGAAACCAGACTGCGAGAGACGAAATGAAAAAACGCATTCACGTCAATCAACATCACATCCGCGCCAATGCCAAGGGCGCCCAGCTGCCCGTGCTCACGGTCAAGACCTACAAGGGCAACACCCTGTGCAATAGTGTCGAGGTCCGCGGCCCGACGCAGATAATGCGCACATGATGACAATGAATCTACAGACTATGAGTAGCAGCCCATGTTGATGAAAGTAAAAACCGCGCCCGCTTATTACACCGCCAAGGGTGGTGCATACATAGGGGACTCGATAGAGCTTCTAAGTGAGCTGCCAGATGAAAGTGTCAATCTGGTTATCACAAGCCCACCGTTTGCTCTGCAGCGCCAGAAGGAGTATGGCAACCTGGATCAACATGCATATATCGATTGGTTTGTAGAATTTGCCCGAATTGTTCATAGAAAACTCCGAAAAGATGGGAGCTTCGTTGTCGATTTCGGGGGCGCTTATATGAAAGGTGTCCCGGTGCGTAGTCTCTATAACTTTCGTGTGCTAATTCGATTGGTTGATGAGCTGGGGTATTTTCTTGCTGAAGATTTTTATTGGTTCAATCCTTCTAAGCTACCTAGTCCGATTGAGTGGGTGAATAAGAGAAAGCTTCGAGTAAAGGATTCAATTAATACGGTGTGGTGGTTCAGCAAAACCGAATGGCCGAAATCTGACATCACTAAAGTGCTCGCACCATATAGTGAACGAATGAAGAAGCTAATCGAAGACCCTGATAAATTCTATACGCCAAAAGTTCGTCCATCAGGGCACGATATTGGCAAAGGATTCGCCAAAGATAATGGTGGAGCTATTCCCCCAAACTTACTTCAAATATCAAATTCCGAATCCAACGGACTATATCTTTCCGGATGTAAGGCAGTAGGAGTAAAAGGACATCCAGCCAGATTTCCCGCAAAGCTTCCTGAGTTTTTTATACGAATGTTGACTGAGCCAAATGATCTTGTTGTAGACATTTTTGGTGGCTCCAATACTACGGGGCAAGTAGCAGAACAAGAAGGTCGCCGATGGATGTCTTTCGAAATGTCGCCCGAATATGTGGCAGCTTCGTCCTTTCGACTTTTGGATAAAAATACCCCTGTCGACGTAATGACTTTTATTTACGAAAAAGTTCTCGCCGGTGAATCGATTAATATCGATGAGTTCGTTCGCCAGTCACGTCTAGATTTGCGCGAGGAATCTGCTCCTAACAAACCAAGCAACTTCGTGCGCAAAAAGCGCGCACCGGACGCGGCAAGCCGCGCCGGTTCTTAGGGGCGTTACGTGCACGAGCACTTTCCGAACCAAGAGCCAGCGGCAGGCATGAACCCTATGAAATTGGCCCGATTGATTGCAATTGCAAGGTGGTCTACCGACCTGACAATCCGTTGTCATGTGGTGCCAAGGTCTGGATCGAGACAGAGGCTGAAGTGGTGACAGGAGACTGACTTACCTCCTGTTCATAGCAGTTGTCACATGGCCTCTGACTGCTTGGTTGTACATACATGGCCGATTTTAAACACGCAAAAACATTTACAAGAACACCCAAGAAAGGAGATTCAAGATGACGAAAGACGAGGAGATGGAGAAATTAACGAAACTAACCGGCTTGGACTTCGAGGCCCTCGACAAGGAGTACGACCAACTGCAAAAGCTGGTTCTGCAGTTTGACCCCACCCGCGTCATGATGCTGCTGTCCACCTGCCTGATTCACCACAGCCGGTGCCGAGGAATCGACCCCGGCACGCTGCTCGGGGCTCTGTGCGAGATATGGAATATCACCCGCGACGAGGAGACAGAGGGGTTTATCGGGGTGGCCAAAGCCAAGGCAGCCGCAGTGATGGACACGGACGGGAAGCTTCATTGAGAGGCGGGGGCAAGGGATGCCGTTTAAGGCTCCTGTGGTGAGATTTGGGACGTTTTAGGGGGTAGGGGGAAGGAGAGCGTTTTGAGAGGGGCGAGAGAGCAGGGGTCGCGGGTCGAGGATCGGGGGGAAAGATCGAGGTTCGAGGTTCGCGGCTCGAGGTTCGCGGCTCGAGGTTCGCGGCTCGAGGTTCGCGGCTCG